GAGACAGATAGATCCAATGGTTGAGCAGCACCTCTGTCAGCGTGAATGGCTCAGCATCGGTTCGGTCAACGACGTTCGACTCAAGCACTTTCGTCTTAAGTTTGTTGCCCTTGAACTTATTCATCTCAGCGAAGACATCTTCTACGACGTCGTCTTGAATAACGATGTTGTCACGAGCAAGCGGAGTCTCGAGTTCGAGAAGTTCCTGAGGACTCCTAACACTGCTACCCATCGCAGGCTCAATGCCGTTGATGGTCTTACGAACGAATACAACCAGCGGCTTCAGATCGATCGTCAGCCTTTCGTAATCATGCTCGAGGTCGTAACCTGCCAGCGAGAAGCCACGGTCAGTCAGATACTTCTGAGTAATCAGATCGAAGGTTTCCCCACGACCCAAGTTCAGGTTCAGATAACGGATGTTCCGGTACGTGAACAGTTTCTGCTTGAGCGTCATGAGATCGAACTCATCACCTACAGCTTGGTTAAAGCTGCTGATGTACTGACGCAGGTGGTAGCTGTGAGCTTGATCCGTTTTGCAGACAGCCTTACGGCTGTTGATGACCACTTGGGTCAGTCGTGTGTACAGAATGCCCAAGAACGCTGGATAGTAGTACGGCTCGAACAAAGCGTAGTCCGAGTTGTCCCACCGTTTAAAGCAGTGAGTGATGTAACGCTGGATATCAGGAATCAACTGCTGCTCTGAGGCTTCCACCAAAGACGCGTCATACTTGAGGATAGTATGGTCAGCGGCTTGGATAGCTGTCTCTATGTCAATCGGGTTAATGATCCCGTTGATCAGCATCTTCTGGTCCGGGTACGCAGCTACCAGTTCTTTATAGTAGGTAGTCCCGTAGGTGTATTCCTTTCGCGTTGCAGCATGGATCTTTAAGTTGGCTTGCGTGAAGTCAATGATCGTGTTGTCGTCGAGGGAGGTTACCTGCATCAACGTGTTGCTGGAGTGATACAAACCCGCGTTGTTCTTGTAGTACTTCCAGCTGTACGGATCATTGAGGTTAACAGCTATCCCCGCTTTAAGTAACCGCTGGTTCATCATGTTGGCGGTGTAGCTACTTTTAATCACGAGTGTCGCGACAAGCTTTATAATGCTTTTGATGTAAAGCCTGTAGTAGGCATTCATGACTTACCCCGATCTTAGTAGGAGAGGATTAAATGGCAGCAGATGACGAACGCGCGCAGAAGAAAGTCTCGCAGTTCAGGAATTTAAGTAAGGCTGATGAACGCGTTCTTGGTCGTCTGGTCACTGACCGTACTGATCCGAACCGCGGGAAACTTAAGGATGTCGATCTCAGTGCCGTAGGGGCAGTAACTCGCCGCACACTTCGTGACGCCACTGATATCCGTAACATCTTCCAAGTTCAGCCGGACTTGAACATTGCTCGAGAAATTCTGGTCAGCGCTGTGGTATCGCCAGGCGATCTATCGTCGACCACATTGATCTTCAGCAGCAAGATCGACGGCAAAGAAACGGCACTCACCGCCCAGATGGTGGATGTCATCGAGAACTTCTTTATCAACGAGAAGAACCTCGACAAGAAAATCACTGGCTGGATCGATGATGCATTGGTCTGGTCAGGCGCACACCCGATCATGATTATCCCCGAGGCTTCTATCGATCGGATGATCAACGGCGCTCAATCGGCCAGTATGGAATCCGTGGCGAGCTTTGACGGCGAGTGGACTAATGGATGGTATCGTCCAAAAGGCATCTTCGGTCTAGCTCTACCAACCGCAAAGGGCATCGACTACGTCAGCTTGGAGTCAAGCCAACGGAGGATAAACACCGCGGATATGGCGGATTATCATACCATCAAGATGATGGGTGGAGCCAAAGAAACGAAGGGCAAGAAGATCTCCCTTCCTATTAAGGTTACCGACAACTTGGCTGCGTTCCGTATGCCAATGGTGATGGAAGCCAAGCGCACCAAGATGCGTGAATCGGTTTACGGTAATCCTTCGATGGAATCCCGCCGTCGTCGCCGGGCTCAGCGTGATGCTGATGCTGCTCAGAATGACAATGGTGAAGGTACTGGCGCTGGCAAGAAGACTGCCGCTCAGTCTCCAGGTGCTATCCACAGTCAGTTCTTCAAACCCCCACAGGGGATGAAGCGTAGTCGCCTTGAGGTCGTGCCTACTCGTAAGCAGGTCGGTGGTGAAGCCATCGGTCACCCTCTCGAGTATCACCTCGCTATCGAAGCCGTGATGCCTATCTGCGTTCCGGGTGATCCGACCAACATTGTTGGGTATTTGGTAGCTCAGGATCAGAATGGATTCCCGCTATCATTCTCACGGCGAGTGGATTATTACAGCGACATCCGTCGCGGTGCAATGGGTGGTGATCAGGTTGGCTCCAGTAGTCAGGTTTCTGGTGAACTACTCAACATGGCAAACGAAACCCTCAACGGGGGTATCTCTAATGCCAGTGATGCACTGATCGACCGTTTGGTTCAGTTGCACGGTGAAGTGGTTGAACACGACATTATCGCTCGGATCTCTTCTGGTCTGCTCGGTGGTGAAGTTGAGATCGCTCGTAGCGAACACATCGACAAGCTGATGTTTGCACGGACCATGAAGAACCAACAAACCATCCTGCTGTACGTTCCTGCCGAACTCATGATCTACATGTGCTTTGACGTGAACGAGTATGGTGTTGGTAAATCGATCCTTGACGACGCTAAGGCGTTGGCAGCAATGCGTGCAACACTGCTCGTAGCCAACATCATCGGCGCTGTGAAGAACGCGATTCCTGGCAAAGACATCAACATCACGTTGGACGCTAAGGACGGTGACCCGGTTGGTACGGTTACTTTCCTGTCGAACGAAGCGATGGCGCTGTCCTATCACCAGTTCCCAACTGGTATCATCAGTGTTCAAGGTTTGGCCGAACAACTTCAGATGTCGGGTTACTCGGTTAACGTAACGGGCCACCCTGCTTATCCTGAAGTATCGACCACTATTACGCCGCGTGAAAGTAACTACGTGCCTGTTGACACTGACTTGCTGAACTCTCTGCGTAGTGACCTGCATCGGGTGTTCTCCCTGACGCCTGAGATGGTCGATGGCGTGAATGAGCCTGACTTTGCTACAACGGTGGTGGCTAACCACTTGATGCTCCTGAAACGCGTCATGGTACTTCAGAACATCGCTAACCCACAGATCACTGACTACGTGCGTGTCTTCACGTACAACTCGGGGATTCTGCTGGAACAGCTGATGGACATCATCGATAACAACGAGAAGCTCATCCCTGATGAGTACAAGGAAGACCCAGAGGCTTTCCTCGAAGCTTTCCTGAACTCTCTCGTAGTTAACCTGCCAGCGCCTAGCACCGACAACCTGACCAAACAGATCGAGCTGTACGATAAGTACTCGGAAGCGTTGGACAAGATCATTCCTGCCTACGTTACTGAGGAATACTTCCACGGCTACACGAGCGACACGGTCAAGGAAGCAATCCCAACAGTTATCGCATCGCTCAAAGGTATCGAGCTGCGTCGTTGGATGCGCGAACGCGGGTTCTTCCGTGAGTTGGATATCTTCGTTAATACCGAAGATGGCAGCCCACTGCTGAATCTCAACGAAGAAATGAAGCAACACGTTACAGCAATGATCGCCGGCCTCGGCGATTACATCAAGATCGTCGCTGAAGATGCTTATAAGCATCGTAAGGATCAGGAACGTCTGAAGAAGCTTGACCAGAAAGTGAAAGATGCAATCGCTGAACTGGGTGCTGAATCGGAAGAAGCTGCTCCTGACTTCGACGCAGAAGCTCCAGTACCGGATATGGGTGAGCCGAATGCTGAAGAACAACCTGCTGATGATGAGCTCTCCCTTGATGAAGAACCAGCTCCAGAGGAAGAACCTCTTGAAGAGGAGAAACCTGAGGAGGAGTTGGAAACTCCTGAAGAAGAGAAGCCAACTGAAGAAGAGCCTGTAGAAGAAGAGGCTCCTGCTGAAGAACCTACTGAAGAGAAGCCTGCTTCTCCTGAAGATGAGTTCAAGTTGGATCTGTAATGTGATTGGGGTAGACGGGATCTTAATGGTCCTGTCTACTTCGCTTTATGCTGCGTGTTAATTATTCACCATCGCGCTTGCTTTTATGTTAAAGAGCTTTCTTCCTTATTCTAGAGGAGACGTAGTAACCTAGACTAGAAGTCTAGGGGACGAAGTCGACGATGGACTAACGTGAAGGAGTCGTAGACGACTGAACCTCTCTAGTTCTTTACTAGGGAAGGGGAGGGGGCTTTTTGCTGTATAGTTAAATTTACTTGGGCGATACATTACAAACCCGATATGTAAACCCCCGAGGAACAACACCATGATTACTGGCACGATGAGATTCGCAGCAGGTTGTGTATTAGCCGCAGGCGGCCTCTTGGTGACGTATAAGGCAGGGATGGACCTGTACGACAAGCATCAAGAGAACAAGAAGATCCGCGCCTACCTAGAGGCGCTTAGAATCCACAACAGCTATTACGAAGAAGAGTACAAGCTGTCCAAACACGACTACATGGAACGACTAGCTGTACCGTTTCGTTATGTCCACCGATTTCCTTACGTCAACTGCACTAAAGCTGAGAAGTACGAAATCTTAATGTGTCCCTTCGGGGTACTCATTAATCACGACGTAGCGCTTATGCTGGCATGCGCTATGGCAGTTAAGCAGTATCAGTACGACTACCCTAAGATTCTCGGCGGTGGTCCGCTGGTGTGGTCCTCAGCGCAAACACGGTACGTTACTCAAGACAATCTGGAAAGCGGTATGCGCGACCTCTTCCATGCTGAGTACACGGCCGAACATTACCTCGATCAATGCCTGTACTTCCGTAAACAAATGAAAGAACACAAGGGAGAGGCGATAGTCCTCTTCGTCCAGAAACAATCCAAAATCATTCGCCACTTACTCAATGATGATTCATTCGAGCCCGGCGAAGATATGCTCTAAGGAGAGTAGCAATGCCAGAAGCTAAAGAAGTACTCAGCCCTGAAGTGGAACGTTTCCACAATAACCTCGAGTTTACACTCGAGTGCATCACGACTCCTGAAACAGTAAAGAAGATCCTCGGTGATTTGGCTGCTAAAGGCTACCACCTGGAACTGTGGCAGAAGATGGCACACCCTCCCAGGCTCCCCGGCGACTTTGACTTCAACGAAACTTACGAACCTGAGCGCGGTGCTCCGGAAGCAGATGACGGCATCTACGCTAACCTGGGTTATTACATCGCACGATACACCGGTCTGAGCGTCCGGGCTGATCAGGTGGCGTACCTGATGGGTCAGATGCGTGAAGAGCTTCAGTACGAGTTCTTCTATCGTCCAGTAAGCGCCTAACGGCATACAGAGCGTGGGGCAACCCACGCTCTGTCTACTTCTTTTTTTTGTCTACGCGGCGCGCAAGTTCTGAGGAAGGAAACCCTTCACCATCTTGTTGTTCACTTTGTGCAGACATTCGATACGCAGGATCTGACCATCGAGGTTGAGGTCAAGGCCTTTGTTCGGAGCGAACTGACGATCGCCAGACTTCCACATCACGTAATCATCAGGCTTGCCGATACCAACAGGCCAGATGATGCTCATGTACACGTCCCCAAGGTTCTGGATACGTTTGGCGTACGGTTTGAAGTAACGTTCGACGTAATCCAATTGCTCGATCACGGTCATCTTCGCCAACTTCGCTGTAGTCGTACCCATTCCAGCAGCAGTAGCTTCCATGAACTGGATCAGACCGGTAGCTGTGGAGACAGGACTACGAACAGATGCCGTGAACGCTTCACCGGTTTCCCACGCCATGCAGGCCATGAGATCGTTGATGGATTCTTTCGGCAGACCGAGATTGGCGATAACCTGAGCGAGCTTAGCGATCTCAGCCGGAGTAAACTTATTACCCCAGCAGACCTTGTTCACGCCCAGAGGTTTGCTCGCATCGACAGCGCTCTTGATGAGTGCGTACATTGCGTTCTGAGAGTTTTTACCCCAGACACCATCAGCAACCCCGCAATTGAAGCCGAGTTGATTCAGGTAGCCTTGGGTTTGCTTGATCGTGAAATCCGAAGGGATTGGCACAGATCTTCTCCTTAAATGGTTTTGAGATGAGACAATGCAACTTGCACTGCGTCAAACTCACCAGTCGGAAGGGTGACAAGGTCAACATGGTGGCTGACCGTATCGCGAGTGTAATCGATCCCGAGGTTCTGAGAGGTGAGGCTCAGTGGCTGACCAGCGACTGCGTTGAACGTCATGGTGATTTCCACGGCATCCAACCCAGCCCACTTGGCCATGGTTTCCACGAACACCTTGCTTTGAGCGAGGATGTTTGCTTTCTCGAGATCACCGAGCATCTCAGCCCCTGCTTCCGCGTAATGCGTGTAGTAGGAGTTGACTGCCCAGTATTCCGCCATGATTGGCGTTGCCACGAGGCCACGGGTAAACGTGTCGAACCACTTCGTACCGTTGGGAGCATCCAGCAGCGTCCCAGCAGCGTACTGTGCGGCGGTTTCTGGCTTACTAGAGTAAGTCATCACCTGATACTCCAACACGCCCACAGAAGCTCGTGGGCCGTTACAGACCCAACGTGCTGCGTGGATGCGAGCGTATTGAGCCAGCCCAGGCGCTCGGTACAGAAACAGTCCACGATCCAGCCCGACGTACGGGTTAGTCGATTGGACATTGGTAGGAATCTCTGGTACTGGCTGTGTCATCTAAACGTTTCCTTGAAGGATCATGGTAGAGGGTTCCACGCCGCCGTCAGTTTAGTCGGTACGTCGTAGTTGCCTTGAGTTGCAGGAATTGCAGAACCGATCGGCGCTTGACTAACACGGAACGTATCGATCCGCAAGCACGTCGAGAACGACATCGCAACGATACCAGCCGCACCAGTGGTGATGCGGCCAATGTACATTACAGATACCGATTCAGGTGGAGAGTCAGCTCGGCACTGATAGGTCACGATGCCGAACGTCGAACGAACGTAAACGTAGAACGTCTTGTTCGCTGGCGCTGGATCGATAGCCAACAGGTTGATAGACGTAGGTTGGAGAACATACGGCGTACCCGAGAGGATGGTATTCATCACCCGCCCGCAGGAAGCCACCCAACCATTGAACGTCCACTGAGCATCGACTTGAGCATCGGTCAACTCATCCACCACACCGTAACTGGAGACAGGTACGATCGAGATCGGAACCTTCTGCCCCAGCTTCTGGTTAATGGTGTTCGCCGTATACGAGCCGATGGTATCCATGTTCTCGCCGTGCGGGTTATTTCTTAGCGCGATGTGTGCAGCCAGCGCATCACGCGCTGGCTTAAGCAGACCGAGCCAATCAAACTGATTACCGATCAGATCAGCGGTATCCGCTTCAAGAGCCAATGCCCGCTTACGAGCGAGCAGCCGCTTGATCTGTTCTTGGTAATGTCTGAAGTACTTGCTGACCAGGAGATACCCGGCCGTAACTGGACCGCTCATGATGACCTCCCTTAAGTCGTCCAACCACTGTTGATAGTGGATGGAGCCGCCTGTGTACCAGTAGACGCAGGGATAGCCTGACCACGAGGTGTTTGCGTTACCGCATACATGCCGAGTCGAACGATCTGCACCATCGCTGGAGTCCAAACACCCCCAGCGTAGTTCACAGCGCCGAAGATGATCTTGTTCAACGATTCAGTGACGTTGGTAGTCACCCCCAATGTAGCGACGCGGTTAGGCGCCAGTCCACTGATGGTGACAGTCACGTACTGTCTGGCAGATGTACTCAAGGTGAGGTTAGCTGCCGCTACGTTGACCTTACGGCCTTGGTAGATCATGGTGAATGCAGGAATGTTTAGAGTCCCTGCCCCCACCGTCACCGCTACCAAAGGAACCTTACTGACAGGTACTGCATCCTTCGGATAGTAGTTGACCTTCTGAAGATCGTACTGAGTCTTCGACATACCGCCAAGCAGGGCGAGAGTATCGCCGTGAGCATTGACGGTGTCTTCGTGAGTCTTAACTTCCCCACGGATCAGAGCAACGAGATCCGCAAGCGAATACCCATTGATACGATCCGTGTTGTACGCACGTACTGCGAATTGCGCAGCTTGTTTGATAAGCCTGTAGATCTCTGTCTTCCAGAGAGCGTACTTATCCTCCAAGTCCTGCCGGATCTCTTCTTCCGTCATGATTATCTCCAGTTCAGGCGGCCAGGTGTGTTAGGCGTACCGGAGGTGAGAGGGATACCAGAACCTTGCGATGCACGAGCAAGAACCATTCCGCCAATAGCAACACGCTTCGCAGTGATAACTGCGTTGAGACCAGCGTTCGTAGTGGTGAAGTAACCGAGGTACAACGAAGCCTCAGCCACTGGAGTAGCTGTAGAGCTATCCACGATCTTGTACGACAACACACCGGCGATCTTCACGATCCAGACGTGATACGTCTTATTGATGTCCACCCCCGGATTCAGTTCGTAGGTAGTCTGTCCAATCGACTGGAAGACGCCGTCCAGCATTGCTGGCGCATCGTCCGAGAAGTAAACAGTCCACGCACTCACCGTCTTCTGGGAGACGATCACGATCGAGTTGTTGATATCGGAAATCCGTGTATCGTAGATCTCAGCAAGCCCTTGAGTCGGTGGCTCGGTTGTGGCGATCAATGTCCCGATCATCTTCGTACCGCAGTCGATCTGACCACGGATAAACTCGGACGACTTCGTGTAATACAAACCACGGTTAGGGAAGTTCAAGAAACCACACGGAGCTACCTGAACGTAATCCCAGAACGGCGTGCCGATGAACGCCCAAACTCCGCCAGTCCATGTGACGAGATTCATCAAAGCTTCGCGGTCACCGGATACCCAGTTCACGATCGCTGGCATCAGACCCACCGTGAAGCCATTGCTGGTTGGACGGATACAGGTTTGGCCTGACTCAGGCCAGTAGTCCAGCGAGATGGAAACGCCAGCGCCGTAGATACTGTTGATGTATTTGAACGTACCGGTCTGAAGTGAAGCCCCTGTGACGTTCTGGCGGTTACCAGAGATATCCACACTACAGATGAACAAACGGGTGATGCGGTCACTGCCGATGAACATACCGCAGACAAATGGAGGCAAGCCACCATATCGCTGAGGGACGTTCAGTTCGAACAACACGTTCTCGCCAGTGTTAGGGCCGTAATACAAACCGAACCCTAACGAACCCAACAGGTTGATGACCTGCTGTTTCAGACTATCCATCACAGCCTGATACGTTTGCACCGTGCCGGACGCAGTCAAGTTCTCATCGATGTTGTACGAGCGAACCAGCGGACCATCCCTGCTGGCGAAACGAGCCTGACTAACCGTTGAACCACTAGGGTCGGATTCGTTCAACAACTGAAGACAGTTAGTTTCAGGAATCCCGAGAGCCGACAACTGATACCGGTTCTTAGTTGGTGCGAAGCCGAGATAACCGAACGTGCCAGTAACGGACGAATAACGGTAATTCGGAACACCTTCCAGAACGCACCGCACACCCCACCGACCGTATTGGTTGACAGCATTACGTGAGTTGTTCACGCAGTTAACCACGTAGTCACCCACGTTGGAGTGAGCTGCGAACGATTCGGTCAAACCGCTACCGTAACGACCAGTGACGTTCAGACCGAGAGTCTTAGGTCCCCACGGAGTACGAGCATCAAAGATGACGAACGGGTCAGCGTTCTGATCATGATCCATGCGGTACAACGTACGGGCCGTGTAGTACGTGGACGTCTGGTGAGTCCACATCTGGTTGAACTTGGTGGTGTATAACGACGAAGCCGACTGACCACCGAGCGTTGATCCGTAGATCCCAGAGATTTGAGCTGGGCACGCTGGACTGTCGTTGAACGTAAACACCGAGCCGTTATAATTACAGACGGCTTTCTGGTTGTAGTAACGTGCTACGTCAATGACCTTGTTGTCAGGGATCAGGAAATTGAAGAAGTAGTTACGACCGAGCTCAGCCGTAGCGCCATCGCCAGCGTAGAACTGTTGATAGAACAGCTGCCAGATGTTGACGCGACCATCTTCACGGACCATCGCCTGACGTGCAGGTGACGAGTTGGTCAATGAGTGCAGGCCGGCAGGCTGACCAGTCAATACGAATGGGGCAGCCGGACTATCGAACAGCACGATGTCATCGCTACCGACAACACCGCCCGAACCACGGTTAATGGTCCAGCCGGTTACTCGCTCGAACCCAGCCAGCACGCCAGAGATCAGGTTAGCGACAGGGCAGCGCCATACGCGATACCCGATCTTACCTTCAGCGAACAGGTCGATTAGGAAGTAAGCCCAACCATTCTTGATGTAGCCCATCGGAACGCCACGCTGACCAGGACCTTCCTGCGCCGGCACTTCCATGTATTGTCTTAGGACTACGTTGAAGAGGTAGCCTTCAGGGATGAAGAAGCCCGTGTGTTTCGTGTGGTCCATCGTGTTGTTTGTAAGCGACACGAAGTATCCGTTACGGGCACCATCCGACTTGTTACACATTACGCCGATGATGAGGTCTTGGCTACCATGAAGGATTGCCATTGCTCGTTTGTCGGCTGGGAAATAAGCCGGCTCATAGCGGGTGTTGGACATGATGATCTTACTGAGATCAGTCTCAGTCATGGCATTACGGATGTAACTGTAGTAAACCCCTTTGGAGTCACCGTCAGTACCTGTCCGCAACATCATCAATGTGCCGTTGTCTTCCATCATCATTGCAACGGTACTCCAAGGAGTCAGGTTAGAACCCGACTCGAAGGAACCCGTGATGTTCGGTGGAAGGAACTCACGGTCACCGTAGAAAGACATTGGAACGCCAGAGTCCGCATCCAAGATGAGGTCGAGGCTGGCGTCGAACTCTGCCTTGTTATAACTGCCAAGACTGTTCGGAACATCCTGGTGGACATTCTGACCACGCTTGTTTGTGTGCGCAGTTACTTCAGCAAGCAATTGTGCCTGAACTTGAGCCGCTGTTTTGTGCTCCAGCGTGTCCGCATAGTCAGCATGCTGGGTACGATCAGCTGGCCGTGCCAACGCAGCCGCGAGTTCAGTTTTGAAATGCCTGAACCCCGCGGTGACAGCAGCTAAGGCTGTAGTCTTCGACATCGTAGAAACTCCTGGATGCGCTGTGGTTTAAAGTAACGCCAATTCACTAGCACCCTGTTCGAAGCAGAAAGCGAGCTTCATGCAGAAGTCATCGATCGAATCGAACTTCTTGCTGACCTGAGTCAGGAGCAATTGACGAGACGCCAGATCACCGTCGCGGATAGCCGCAGCGATATCAGCATTGGACTCGACAATGTACTTCATGCCGTACAGATCGTAGGCGCTGTGCAAGTGCGGTGCAGGAACGAACTGAGAAGGAACCCCGATGAGGTCACCCCACGCCACTGGGCGGTTATCGTTCTGCAACGCCTCGATAGCTTGTTTGAGTGCATACGTAGAGAATGAAAATTCACCACCTACGTACTGGCACGTCAAAAGGATGTTGGTGCTGACATCCGGGTTGACGATCTGCACTGCCGAATAGACAGCCTGCCCGGCAGCGTTGGACGCTTCCCGGTAGTAGTGAACCAGGTTGTAGTCATCGACCGCATCCAGTTCACGGCCGTTAGCCGCATCCTTGATGATGAGACCAGAGTTGCCGAAGAACGGACCGTAGTCAGCCACAAAGATCCGGCCTTTCACTGATCCAATCGAGTGCGCCTCATCGACCACTTTGTTGTTAGGACTAGTCCCAAACAGGTCGAGAGGATATTTGAAGATAGTGTTAGCCATTTCAGCATAACCCCGAAAGAAGAGGATTGGAGATTACTAGCCGCTCGAGTACAAAGGATTTGCGCTTACGCAGTCCAAGCAGGATTGAGCTGAGCCATGAGATCAGGCGAGCTGGGAGTTACAGGGATAGCCGAGCCCACAGGCACCACAGAGACACGATAAGTGTCAAGGCGGGTAACCCGACTGAAGCTGATTGTACTGATCCCTGATGCGCCGGTAGCGATCTTGCCGATGAACATACGCCCACTCGTCTCAGCCAGTGCAGTTTTCGAGATCATGTACTTGAGTACAGACCCGTCGAACTTCAGATAAGCGAAGAACAACTTGTTAGCTGGCGATGGGTCAATCGAGCTCAGGTTGATGTTGATGATTGGAGCCGGTAGATCGAAACCTGCCATCATCGACGGAATCTCAGCTGTGAAGGAAATGATCCAACCAGCGAATGAGATCGGCAGCGCAGCCCCCGTAAAGTTACCAAACCGACTGATCGGCAAAGCTCCTCGTGGGATAGCGATGCCCAACACCGCATTAACCGTATCGTTATCGACGCCATCGAGACTATCAGCGGTGATTCCGTGCGGGTTGTTCTTATCAGCCACATGTGTGGTGCCGACCAACTTGCCGGCATTGATGAGTGTGGTAGCGGTATCCGTTCCGATCAGCTTGGCGTTATCAGCCAAACCAGCGGTATCCGGCTTCTTACCGAGCGCCGCCAAGACTTTGATACGAAGCGCATCAAACGCGTCATGCATCAATTGGATCAGCTGGTTATTGTCGTCAGCCATTGGAATGCTCCGATTAACTTAACCAGTCGTTACCGATGTGGTCAGTGAAGACTGGGAGATCAGCAGTGCTAGGAATCGCAGCGCCGACAGCATCCTTGGAGGTACGGTAATGATCAAGCTTTGTAACCACGGACAGACTGACTGCCGTAAAGGTGTTAGCGTTGGTCGTAACCGAACCGATATAGAAGCGTGTCCATGTCTCACTCAGTGTCGTTTCCGATACCGTGTACTTAGCGACACCACCTACGACCTCAACGTACAGTTTGTACGTCTTGTTAGCTGGGGCGCCGAACAGAGCCACGAAGTCGATCGATTGCGCAGGGAGGTTGTAATACGTACCCCACATGAGCAATGGGTTAGCCGTCAGAAAGTTCAGAACAAACTGAACGTAACCCGTCAGGATAACCGTACCGCCTAGATCACCGAACTGCGAAACAGGAAGAACCCCTTGGATCAACTTCTCAGCCGCCGATGTGTTTACGTCAGCAGGCGTTGGAGCATCCAGAATAGCTGGGGTTAATGCGTGGGGGTTATTCGTCAACAGAGCGTGGGCTGTGATAGTCGAATCAACCTGGGTTTTCATATCCGCCGGAATCACCCCATTGAGCGCGGTACTGTTGTCAGCAGTACCGGCAGTAGGAGCTTTCCGGGTCAAGATGCGAGTGATTTGGTTGGTGAACGATGTCACCTTCGTCTTCAGCTCTTCAATCTTTTCCAGAAGCGTTGACATTTGATCAGCTCCATTCCAGAGTGTCTGGGGATGAAGGCAAGCCGTTACTCACAGGAATCGACGAACCAAGCGCTTCAGTGTTGAGGCGGAAGGTGCCAATGCGAGTGACCTTATCTGTAACGATCGATGTAATCTTCACGTCGTTCGTGGTGATAGTACCCAAGAACATCGTACCGATACCTTCATTAGAAGGACCTTGATCGATCGAGTAAGCACAGCTGTCGCCAGACTGCTTCAGATAAATGTAGAACGTCTTGTTCTTCAGCGCGTTTGCTTCGGTGAAGATGAGGGACAAGTCGATGGTCTGCACAGGCATCACGAAGTACTTCCCACCAATCACCACAGGTACAGGCTCGGAGAAGTAAACAATCCACCCCTGAGCAACTTCCTGAGATGCGAGAACAACGCGATCCTCGATCGGCGGAACTACCGTCTTCACCCACGCATCGAACTCAGCTTCCGTTTTAGCGATCGGCAGGAACACCAACTTTGTAGCATCGTCGGTGATACCTGTCGAGTCAAGAGTCGCCCAGCTGCAACCAAACCCCAACGCAGGCGATGCCACGAAGTTACGGGTGTTGGTGTAGTGGTTGAACAGAACGTTGTTGAAGACGTTGGTCGCAACGAACAATCCTGTTGACTTCTTGTACTTGAACGCAATGGAGGACAATGCAGACGAACCGGGTACGTTCAGGTTCCACACGTTAGACGAACCGATGAGGAATGCATCAGCCACTTCGTAGATGATGCACGCGCCGCAGTTGTTCGAGTTCGTCGAAGAGAAGCCGAGGCTGTTGGCTGTATTCGTGTAGACAATGCCGGGCGGAAGAATAACGCCAATGCTGGAGATCCCGATCACGTTACCAGCGCCATCCTGAGTCAGGTTGACCTTGGCCACTGTGATGCCATGCTGCCGTACAGTTGTCGTGAAGTTACACATGACGAACGGAGGGCAGGATGTTGATGTTGGAATCACGAGATCAGCTTTGACCTCATCGAGCGAATAACCGAGTCCTGTCAGTTGGCTGGCGAGCATCCCTTCCAACGCTGTCATCAGCGCGGCAGTGATACTTACAGATGGGCCAGCCACCAAGTCAGAACTGATGCTAGACGCACCGGTAAACTTAGCCCCACTGATGAACCGCTTACCTGTAGTGGTAATCAACCCAGCTTGAGAGAACTCCTGAACCAAACACACGTAGTTCGATTCGGTCAAGCCATCGTCGGCCACGTACTTACGGACAGTCGACGGACGGTAGCCCTTCATGCTCGACAGGTAAAGGGATTTGTAAGTGTAGGTAGGCGAGCCTTCAAGGTTCGTATACGCCACACCACGCTTCCAGTTACCGTTCTTATCGACGCCGTCAGCCCACAGAAGCAACCGGCTTGGCGAAAGGATTACCGGAGTAACCAAGTTCCCGCCGACAGGTGAACCGTACTGCGCCCGGTTAACCACAACCGTTCTGGCAGTAGTCACAGCAACATTCGCATTCAGGGCGTCGAACTTACTCGTCCAGCCAGTTACCTTACCGTAGATAAGCTGGATGCCATCGATAGTGTTCTGGTTCATGATCCGTGCGACGTTGCCGGAGTCATCGAAACAGTATTGCGACTGTTGGGCGCCAGAGGCCGACAGCGCGTCACGCTCAAGGATGTCGAATACAGGACCTGTGTAGATATCAGCATCCGGCTGTGTAGATGTCGCCGTGTTCTGAACATCGTATCCAGCATCGAGCGCAGCAACCTTGGTCACTGGATCGTAAACCCAGCTGAACGACATGGCCCGGTAAGCAGCGCCAACTACAACGTAACGAGACTGAGACCAGACCTTAGTCCGGATAGTCCCGTCAGGACCTACAGCCGATACCATCGCTGGAATGCCGTAGTACATTGCGTTGACGGATGCAAACGTACCAGAGTTCAGAACCATCGGCTTATCAGCAGCCACGGTACTCATGAGCTTATTACAGAAGCGCATGGTGTCGAGGTCGTTATACGCGACGTTGCCGAAACCAACTGTATCGATCCCAGTGGTTCTAACGAAGGTAACGTTACCGCCATTGGCAGCTACGACAGCTGAGAGCGCCACAGTCGATACATCGACTTCCCACGGGTTAGCACCGTTGGTTGCGTTCGTCAACCCGTAATAGATGATCTGATCATCCGCTACGAAGCATTCACCAGTACCACCACCCATCAGAGCGAAGTTAGCCTCAGTGACGATAGCGCCGGTGTGTTTGCTGTCATCCATCGTGCCGTTGGTTAGGGAGATGAAGTAATCACCACCGACACCATCAGCATCCTGAAGTCGACCAAACACAATGGTGTCAGAACACGAGAACACTTGCTGCGCTGTCTTACCCGCCGGGAAATAGGAAGGTTGATAGCGCTTGTTCGTCTTCGTCGGCTGTTGATTAGGTTTAACCACGGCGCCAGCAACGTATGCGTAGTAAACACCACGCACAGAACCGTTGGTAGCGTTACGCAGATAGACGAGCGTACCGTCATCTTCAAACATCGATGCCGCAGTCTTTGGACTGAATGTGGTTGTGCCAGATTCAAACGTACCCAAGATACCTGTCGGCAGATAGGTGTTACTACCAAACCGAGAGATAGGGCAGATCCCAGATGGGAGCAATGGGTCTTGAACAGCTTCCCACTGATCCTTTGTGATGATGCCTACCGATGCAGCTGTGTCGTTGTGAGCAGCTGGACCTGTCTTCTGGACGTGGGTGTTCACTGCGCCACGAATGAACGCAGTGAGTGCCGTCAACGCCATCCCGCCTACCTTGAGAGTAGTGTCAGCCAGCACAGCGAACTTACGTTTGTTTTTGACGATATCGGCCGTCAGGCTGTACAGTCGATTCATCGCCGCTTTGTTCTCGGCGATCTTCTCGCTTAAACTCATGGGATGGCATCCTTAGTTAAATTTGAGCCAGTTGGTTCGCAGCGGTGTTGTAGGAATCGGTCATCGAAACAACCAGGTTCTCAACGTCGTCAGCGGACACACCGAAGCCCAACGATTCAAGACGTGCGTCGATCTCGTCTGCTGTGTAGAACTCAGACATGAGGATCGGCGGGTTCTGCAACCAGTCGTTGGTACGTTCACGGATCGCAGCAGCGATGTCGTAGTTCGAGGTGATCAGCTCAGCCATACCGGTCAAGTCATCTGCCGGGTGGTTGTGTTCGGTCGGAGGATAGACCTCAGGCTTCCCGCTGACTTCATCGAAGGTGACAAAGCGTGGATCACTGATCTTGTTCGACATGATCTCGAGGATCTTGTTCTCTGGCAGAGTCCAGTTACCACCAAGAGTTTGGTAGGTCTGAACGATCTCACCGGAGAGAGTCAGGTCAAACAGAAGGATACTGGCGTACACGCCGCCCTTCTTGTTCTGCAACTCGTAGCTTGCAGCATTAAAGCGGTGTCCAGGAGCCCAGTCCGTACCACGGATCAGCGTCCGCCCGGTAGGAGTGTGCTTGAGAACCATGGTATCGCGGAAGAACGGACCAGCCCACGGCAGAATGAAGTGGAACTCCAATTCTTCTTGCGGAGGCTGTAGTGTGCGCTTCTCATTGATGACCTTGTTCGTTACAGCGGCGCCCGTTTCGTCCAACGGGTAAAGATAATCGGTAGCCATTTACTGGTCCCCATTAAAATATGAGCCTCAACGGTTTATTGAGGTAATGAACATATGATTTTTTACTTGAGGTGTTTTATATGTATACCTGCGTAAAAGCACTCATTCGCCAACGAGGCGATAATCAGAGATTGACTGAAGCGCAGGTAGGCGATGCGGCGGTTCGTACTCTGATGGCTGAGAACAGTACGGTCTATTTGGTCCTTACTCATCCGACCATTACTGGTCAGGTTGGCTTGGATCTGGATACGATTGAAGATGACATCTACCGCATTGCCGACGGCATTACTGTCGACCAGTGGCTTCATGCGAATGGTGATGATACCCTGCCGACAACAACTCCTCTGATGAAGAAGGAAGCGGCTTCCTGCGGTTACAACGACCTCTTCGCAGCGGGCTACAAGATTCAACTCCAACACCCAACAGCGGGTGAAGGTACTCAGCTTCCTGACAGCGAGCTTACAGACATTCTGGTAACGAAGTCTGGGTTCGATTACAAGATGCTCTTCGACTATGGTCTTGCCACAGTCAATGGTCTTCTCCACTTGACCGATTACTCGACTCGTGGTTGGAAGATCAAAGAAGGCGGTCGTTCCACTCAGTTCGCCAAGCGTCACGATCTGGGCCTGATTAGTTTCAAGAACGTCGGTAAGCTGACGTGCATCCCGATCAAGCCTTCGATGGTTCTGCCTTACGCTGGTCAGCCAATGAAGAATGGCTTCGTCATTAAAGTGCCGGGCGTTGACCTCAGCACCAAAGTCGTGATGATGTCTATCGGTGGTTACCTCCACTTTGCCAATGAGTGCTACAACGTCATCGGTGATCGTTCGATTAAGTTCGACTGGTGGAAATACCCGCTGGAACATCGCTACTACAATTCCAACAAGCTGATCAACATGAAGGCCTTCACCGACACGATGGTTCAGAATGAAGATCACGGCGATGCGTTGGACTTGAACCAAGCGAACAGCGACGCTTCCATCACTGCGTACATGTCTCTACCGCAGTCGTTCATCATCCTGCTGGATGCGAAGAACTTCTACTACGAGCGTCACGCTGTGGAACGCACTGGATTGCCTGGCCGCTACTACAGCTACGAGCTGCCGAAGTTCCCATTGCAGCTTGAGAACGGTTTGCTACCGGCTTACGTGGCGATGCCTGAATCGGGTATGTACTCTCTCGCAATCCACGAGAACCTGATTCGCAGCTTCCAGCACGACACGAAGAAGCCGGCCGACGACATGTACTTCAACGGCGCACGCAAATCCTCTAACCTCGGTCATTACGCTTCTGCGTATCTGCTCGAGATGGGGACTGAGTTCTTGACTCAGCCTTCTGCGTAGATGTGACATAAGAGCCGGGGCTTCCCCCGGCTCTCTATGCTGTCAACTTGGTAATGTCATCCATGGGTTGCCATTGGCTTCGTGCCCACAGTTGGCGTGGTTACCTGAACGAACGACAGGGATACCATTCCACGTCATCCACGAAGAACCTTCAACCATCTTAGGTCCTGCGTGTGAGCCCGTACCGTGGCCGGCAACGTCGTCCCCTAACAAGGAGATGGGTTTGCCGAGAATACGCCATGGGACAGCTCCTGGGCCGGTAATAACACCACCTGCTTGCGATTCGCCTACGAGTGAGATCATTGGCATTAGGTAGTACCATCGAATTTAGGAGTTTTGAGTGTGGTCGATCCGGCATTCATAGTCAGCACCGACCCACCACCGTCGATCACAGCTTCTACACCAGCTTTCATTCTGATGTTCTTACCGGCAGTCATGATGAAGTCACGACCTGCTTTACCGGTGATGTCTCGGGGCGCGTTGATCTTGAGATCTTCCTGATCGAGCTTTAGGAATGTACCCTTAGCGTTCTCAAGATGGATCAGATTCAACGCACTGGCCAAGAACATGAAGTTGCCGATGTCGTCCTTAATCGTGAACGTACCTTCGGCGAAATCAAAGAACATCTCGTAGAGGAAAGGTTCACCGTTAGCTTTACAGCTACGGAAGGAGAACATTTTACTGTGGGAGGAGAGTTCGAACCAATACATGTTATCAAGGCCGAGAGTTGTGGAACCTTCGTCTTGAGTTGCACTGATACCAAAGATGATCGTCTCAAGCTTTCTGAGGTTGTCATCCAGACCCATGGTCCGCCAGTAGTACTTATCGTGGTCCGCTGTTTGCAGGATCTCCACACGCTCGCCACGACGTACATCCGGTGCAGTCAACCGGTTGGAGCCAGAAGGCAGCCAAGTCGCTGTGATGCTGTTGGAGGAGATCATACCGCCACTCACGGCGTTACCATCGATGTCTTTGGTCTGATACGTCTCAGCTGTCTCGTTACCGGTCAATTCACCGTCACGCATTGGTAGCCATTCAATAGGGACCACATCGACGGTCTTGCTGCCCAGCTCTTTGTTCGTGTCGATACGACCGATACCGACCGTTCTGAAAACTGATACATCCATGACGGTTCCTCTAAATCAAATTTAACCAAACGTCTTAATGATACAATAGCACTACTCACGGAGCATCCGCGATGCAGTTCCTGTACATCGAATTAGTTAACTGTAACCGTACCGCGCTCAACGGAAAGAAGTCCATCAAGATTACACCTGAGACTAAAACTCAGATGATCCTGGGCACTAACGGCAGCGGTAAGTCCAGTCTTATTGGAATCGGCTTCTCACCACTCCCTCCTGATCCGGATGACTTCGATAAGGATGGATACTGGTGCGCCAAGTTTATCCACAAAGGCCACACGTATAAATGCGAGGCGTGGTACTCGGATAAGAATTCCTATTCATTCATAGTAGACGGTGGTGAGAACCTTAACAAAGGCAGAACTATCACCGCTCAACTTGAACTGGTCAAGATCTACACTGGCTACACCCGTGACCTGCATGCGCTTCTGACTGGTGAGATTCGTTTCACCACAATGAACGCACTTCAGCGTCAACAGTGGATCAGCCGTTTCGCTACAGCTGACTTCACTTACGCCTTCGCCAAGTATAAAGAATGGCGTGGCATGTTGAGTAAGGCGAATAACATCGTTGACTGGGTGAGCGATCACTTGGTTGAGGCTAAGTCCCGTTTGATGGACCCCGACGATGTAGCTGAGATGCGCAAGAAGGCTGATGAGCTGCACGAGACTCTGGACACGTTGATGCGTGAACCTAAGTCCGGCATCGGCGCGTTGAATGAGTTCGAGCTGCAAGACCTCATCCGTCGTACTGATCAAGAGATCTGCTTGCTGTTGATGGAAGAGTATCCTGAGATTGCCAATATGCGCAGTCAAGCGGATATGGACTTCACGTTGGCTGAGGTCGATATGATCTTCAACCAATACACCGGTGAGATGAAGGTCCACGGTGAGCGGTTGTCTGAACTGGAAACGATGAAGGTCAAAGCTCAGCAGATGTTGAAGGTAGATCCTAACCTCTTGCAGGGTGAGATCGATCAACTGAAGCAAGACCTCAATTCGTTGCCTGCATTGGTTACCGGTATCCACGACAGTCTGTTGATTCCTGCTTCCGATGTGATCACTGAACTTCGAATGGGCACGGCTGCACTTCCGCCTGAGCGTAAGACTCTGGGTGACGTGATGGCTATCTCTGAAGTCATCATGTACAAGCGGATGAAGCACAACCAATTCGGTGGTGCGCTCGACGACATTCAGCGTCAGATCGAACACATCCACAAATGCGAATCGGTTATCTGCCCTAGCTGCACTCATGCGTTTAAGCCGGGTGTTGATCCGGGTGCGCTTGAAGAGTTGGAAGTCCGTCTGAATAAAGGCGAGGAACTGACTAAAGGCCTTGACGTTGAGCTGGAAGAACTGACTAACAAACTTGATGAAGTCTCCGATGTCGCCAATGCTTACGAACATATGGAAGATCTCAGGAAGAAGTATCAGGGTCGTTATCAGGGCTTGTTCTCGTATCTGGATCAGAAGGGTTGGACTTCGATTGGCCGTGGTCTCTCAGCAGCTTATGCTGCGTATGAGCGTGATGTTCACAACGCTGGTCTTCGTCGTAAAGCGCAAGAACGTCTTGACATCGTAATGGATGCCATTAGCCGGTTCAACCAAGAAGGCGGAGAGATGTCCGCAGTCATGGAGAACTACTTCAAGGCTAAGGCTGCGTACGAAGCTGCATTCAACAACGTGAGTGTTGCTCGTGAAGACAAAGCCAACATGGTTCGTCTGAGCCGTGGGATGCAAGACTACGAGCGTCGTTACAACCAAGCTGAAGCGATGTACGAGACTCTTCGTGTTGAGCTGATTCGTTTCTGCAACAACCAAGGCGATCTTCTGATTGAAGATCTCATCAAGAAGACCAAGACGTCGATCGGTATTCATGAGAACGCTTTGGCTGAACAAGATGCTCACGAGACTCTGGTAAAGGATCTCGAGAACCAACTTGTGGCGGCAGCTACTCAGCAAGCCGCAATGAAGAAGCTGGTCGATGCGATGTGTCCAAAGAAAGGTCTGCTGGCAGAACAGATCACTCACCAGATGCTCACGGTGATCAACGTCGTCAACAAGATCATTCAACGAGTGTGGGAATACCCGCTCATCGTTTCGCCGAGTAATGTCGATGAAGAGAAGGGGATTGATTACAAGTTCCCACTCACAGTCGATACCAAACGTCGTAGCGATGTCATTAAAGGTAATGGCTCTTCCAAGGATATTGTCGATCAGGCTTTCAGGCTGGCAGGTTACGCTTGCATGAACTTGACTGACTACCCGCTATACTTGGATGAGTTGGGTTCTTCCTTCGATGAGACTCACCAGTACAAGTTGCTTCCGTTGATTAAGGAATTGGCTGACGATCCACGGTTCTCTCAGATCTTGATCATTAGCCACGCTTTGATCAGTCAGACAGCGTTCCCTAGTTCGCAGACGATCATCCTCGACAACCGGAACATCAACTACCCTCACGCTTACAACGAACATGTGGAGTTTGCCTAATGGTAATCGGTATCTTCTCGTTGATCTGTTTCATCGGCTTAATGTGTTTCTTCTGGCGCTTAAGCGGTGAAAAGAAGTTCTTTACCAAATTGTGTGTGACGGGAGGACTCAGCTTGGTCCTCACTGTTCTCTGTGCGTTTGGCGCAGCAAAAGAACTGGCGTCGCTGAAGTTCCTTTTCAGTTGATGCCCGCAATGGAGTGAATGACTCATGGACAAAAATCCAGAAGGTTACATCGGCGAAGCGTTGGTAACGGGTTTCGGTATTAACGAGATCCACATTCGCCTAAGTTACGGAAGAACTCGCTTGCGGGTTCCTTACAAGACTGAAGAAGCGTTGTGGGAGAAGTATCAAGTTGATGACGTGGTGCATGTCTACCTCACTGCCGGTGATGGATGTGCTGAACTACGCTTGAAGTCCCCACCGCCTCCGGCTGCATTTCCTCCAGAGATGTAAACAGCATAAAGCCCGGCCTTGAGCCGGGCCTTATGTTTGTCATCAGCCGCCTGGAGCTGAACCTTCAAGATCTTTGATACGATCGTTGAGTGCTTCGATGGTTGCGATCATTGTTGCTTGTGCCGTTTTATAGGCTTCGATCTGTGCCATCAATACGAGGTTCTCAGCGTACGGAGTGGTACGAATAGCGATAGCCGCAGAACGTGCCGCAGCGTCGGCCACAGCTTGCTCTTGGGTTACCGCATCAGTAGTTGGGATCGTGGCAACAGACACGGTACTCTCAACACCGATGTAATCCGACACCGCTTGCTTTACAGATTGCGTCAGACGGGTAAGGTCGTAGCTATCCGGCAAGATACCGAGGTCAACAGTCGCAACCATCCAACTGTGGGGAACGACACCCATGTTCGGATACGAATCGATGTAAGTATCCGGAACGTAGATCGCTTTCTCACTGTCAGACATCAACGTGATGATCGCGGCACCAGCCGCGACGTCAGCCTGATAGTCAGCTTCGACCAAGCTTACAGGATCGTAGACCAGTTTCATCGGATCTACGCCGCGATTGATAAGGTCCTCGAAAGAACGCTCACCAGTGACGCGGTAGACAACCGTTGCTTTGGCGTTGAAGGGTGCTCGTAATACGAACAGACCTCTCGCACCTAACGGCGGAGTGATTCTAGCCATACGTCAATACCTCATGGAGTGACTGGAATAGTCGCTTGAGCGATATCGACACTGTACTTGGTAACAACCAGATACAGGAACTTGTTGAAGCTCTTGGCGATATAAACCACGTCATCACGAATCAGACGGTTGAAGCCAGTCGGAACGCCGGAGTCACGCGTCATCTCTTCAGCGTGCATCAGCATCTCAGCAAGCATCATGCAGAACTGGCGAGTTTCCTCTTTCATCTGCATGAAGTCTACGTGAGTAGTCGGCACGTTGATGTAGTCAGGATAACGCTCGATGAACTGATCGATACCATTACGGTTCTCAGGCCCACCGACCACAGCCAGCATAACGGAGCGGAACTGCGAAGGAACGATGTTCAACACCTTGTCGATGTGAGCATCAGTGTACTTCACGCCCTTGCAGGTCTTGTGGCAGATCTTCATCGACTGCTGTACGCCAGCGATGCCGGCCCAGATGCCGGTTTGACGAACTTCCTGTGGTACAGCCCAGTTCATGTAGAGCGGAGTCGCGATGAACTCAGTCGACGTAAAAAGGTCAGGAAAGATAGTTGCCCAATCGTCACGGTCGTGTTCGGAGTTATCGAGGATGTAATCCCGGATAGCTTCCTTGACGGCGTCGAGGTTGTCGCCAGCCGGGCCGTAGATCACTGTCACCCAGTTGGTGTCGATGGTCTTGGTCTTGTCGGTTGGGTCAGTCCAGGCAAACACGTCGTTTCGCATTACCGTTTCAGGGAAGACACCCTTAGCGATATTCATGCGGTTGAAGATGTCGGACTGCTGGATCGCCTGCACCATGGTCAGTACGGCGTCGTAGTCGTCGAAGAACGAATCGAGTGCCACAACCGGAGGAACCGGTAGGATGGTGAACTCGTCGTACTGGTTGTAGAACGACTCATCAGCGAACCAGATCCGCCAGCTTGTAGTAGCCGACTGATTCAGTGGTGCGATGTTGATGTATTCAGGGCAGAAGTAGTTACCGAATGCCGTTTGAATACCGGAGTCGATCAGGTCGAACTGAGTACCGAACCGCGTGATGAAGGCTTGAGTGAAGCTATCCTTCTCTTCAGTAAAGGTCCCAAGCTTGGCCTGAGTGTAGATCCAGTTGATCGCTGTCAAGCACTGGAATGCGATGGCGTCCGTTACTACGGTCGGCACATCGTTGACTTTGTAGGAGAACCCTACGAGCGTTTCAGCACCGAAGTCGGAGAAGGAATGCCACGTCTTTTCACGGGCAGCTGTTTTGGATCTGTCGGCCAGCTCGCCAATCGGTGAGACCACGCCAAGCGTGTTGTCTACCAACGATCCGATCTGGGCAAACGCCTTGAAAATATTCACTGTTAATACCTCGGTTTGCGAGCGGCGAAAGGTATGACCGTAAGTGATGTAAAAACTTACACCATGTAGCCTGGAACTATATTATTTTTCAAGAACTTTAGGGGACTATGTAGTGGCACTCTCGACCCTGCTACTTTTGCTAAAGTCCTTATTTCCTTTCCTGAAAGAAATTCTTCTGCGAGATAAGACTTTAAAGGCATTCGTCGGCGATAACAAGACGGCTACATTCTTGTTGTCTATCTTAGTCTTGGTGTTCATCCTGTTCCTAGCCGTCGTCGATGTCTTATCCGTGAAGAATAAAGAACTCGAAGCGATGAAAGAGTCAGGTGCTTTCACCACACCGCATCTGGAGGATGCGAACAAACGGATCAAGGAGCTCGAAGATCAACTTAAACTCTGCCGCCCGGTGCAGCCTGATCCCAGTCAGGGTAATCACCATCCATCCACCAACGCCTCGAGCGAAGGCAAGAAGGGTAAGTCCCTAAAGGACTACGCCTCGTCGCGTCTGAAGAGTCTCGATGATAACGGTAAATAACCATGTTGAAATTACGTTTAAATATGCGTCTGATGATGCAACTTCCATTGCTACTCTTGGGATCATGCACACCGGTGATTCCAAGTACATCGATCGTCATTTATACGGTTGAGACCCCTGCGCCTCAGCCACAACACAAATCTCAGCCTGTGCAAAAGAAGAAGGTCCGCAAGGTTACGGACAATGCTGAGAAATGTGAACGCATGGAGCTGGCTGTTATCGAGACATACAAGATCCCTGACCTGCCGGATCTGAGTAACCTCTCGCCCGACGATGACCCAGCCGTAGTGGATGCATTGTACGAACACATCAAGCTATTGCGAGGTGAGCTTAAGCGCGTAATGGCTGATTACAAATGTACGGTAAGTAGTACTCTCTGAGTGGTTGATTCAAAAGATACAAACCTGACCAATACTCTAGGCGTACCTCTTAAGGAATTCAAGAATGGCTGATACACCAGTAGCGACTGGAGCGGTCCTATATACTGACGGCGGGTTTCTGGCCGAGAAGCGTATTGGCGGATGGGGTGTTCACGGTTACACCTTCATCGACGAGGCTCCAAAGAAAGGCACGGGCAATCCTAAAGCCGTTCCTTCTGACAAAGGTTATCTCGGTGAGAACATCGTGGGTAACAAGGTCACTCCGATCGAGTACATCGATCTGATCGGTGGTCGCCGGGATTACGGCAGCAACAACGAAGTAGAACTTGAAGCGATGTATCGTGCATTGCTGTGGCTTCAAGAGAACCCTGAGATCGTCAAAGCTGTACTGCTCAGCGATTCGATGTTCGTTGTGAAGGGTACTGACTTCCTGCCGTCATGGGCAGAGGGTGGTAAATGGCTTAACAAGAAGGGCGGTCCGATCAAGTATCGCCCTCTTTGGGAAAAGTACAAAACGGTCTGGGATGACCTGAAGTCAAAGATCACCATTGAGATGAACCACGTCAAGGCTCACAATGGTGAAATGGGCAACACCATCGCTGACTCCCATGCAGGGAGAGGTCTGGTGTTAGGAACGAAGAAAGACGATACGATCATCCGCGATCGTAAAGTCGCGCAAGGTTATTGGGGCAACAAGAACGTCATCCCGCGTATTCTCCAAGCCCCTCGCTGGTATTTCGCAACAAACGATCTCCAGTACAAACGTCCGGACGGCACAACTGTCTACTACGTCGGTTCTCATGGCACTAAAGATAAGGAAGACGAACTGTACGGCAAACCGTACGCTGACAACTTCCTTGGCGTGGTACGGGTCAAAGAACCCGATCCAGTAATGGAAACTTTGCGTCTCACAGCTATTGCAAAAGATGCCAAGCAGTACGGCGCTATTGTGATTGCACACTTGGACGCGATCTTCTCTCCCAAGACGTACAAAGAGCTTTCTGACTACAACACCACCTTCCTGTACCCGTCCAAGAAAGGCGTCGACTTGCTCGATTCCAAGGACGTTCCAGTGTTGGTGGAGATGCGGCCAGCAGGCTTAGGTTTCAGGGGTGTGCAGTCTTGGGACGGCATGAGCAGGGTTCTGGATGGGGTCCTTGAAGGTGACGATTACTACGTCCTCACCGACATTACTGACCTACTCTATGAGGAGAAGGGCGATAAGAAAGTCGTCCGGAAACTCAAGCCGAGTATTTCCCAAATTGTCAAATACCTCGATGTTGGGGTGACATTCAACTTGGAGAAAGCAAAGGATGAACCCAAACCGTTCATCGGTAAAGTGCGTTTGGTCTTGGGTGGCGATATACTGACACGGAACCAGTTGGCGGCTCTGGCAGAGGACGTTAAGTCCGTTAAAGTAGTGTGCTGGAGGGAATCTGATAACGTAGGACGTTACGCTACCATGGTAGAGCTGTTGTCTGGTGATGTCGGCATTTGGGCACGGACAGCATCAAACATCTACTATCACACGATCAAGCAGAAGACTAACTGATCGTAGAGGTCTCACTAATGAACGTCTCAAGACTGGCATCGGATCAATATCCGGTAGTGGTAAAACATCATCCAGTCAATGATGGTGAACTAAATCCAAAGCACAGCATAAAGCGATTTATCTTTGTTACATCGCTGTGGTGTTGGATGAATCATATCGACAACCCCACCGCTTCTGCGATGGATGAGTTGAATGAGCGGTTCAAGTTAGTAATGAGGTCGAAAGCGTTATTGTTCCCTGCGGCCATGAGCAAGATGGTCTGGGGTAAGATCGACCTCGCGACCATTCACACTCGCTACAAACAACGGAAGATTCGTATTGAAGATGCAGTTTCTGAACTGATGCGTTGCGCTCCCTCTTGGGTGCGGTACGACAGTGACGAGTTGCTCCTTCGAGACGTTGAGGCGATCTTCCGGAGCGTCAAAACGGTGTGAGCAGCACACACTCCCCAGCAGACAACTGCTGGGGAGTGTGTATGCCCTTATGACTTCAATGCGACGACAATATCGTCACGAGCATTCGTCATTGCGCTGGTGAACTGTTCAGTCATATCGACCAATACAGCACCTGCGGTAACGGTAATACCGACCTGGTAGAACAGGTCAGACAGCTGGGAAGTAACGAGACCCGACATCTCATCGCCATCTTTGCCGTCCAGTTCCTTGCGCAGCTCTTGCACGAGGACGACCAGACGGTTGATCAGCTTCTGGATGTTGACGAAGTCTACCGCACCGACGTCAGCGTTCAGCTTGTTGATCAGGATGAAGGCTTCTTCGATGTCAGCGTTACGCTCAACTACTTTACTGAGAGTAGTCTGGTTACGCCCGCCGTTCTGGAAGAAGGACTTGATCTTGTCGAAGTCCTCCTGAGGAATCAACGCTAGGTTCTTCGCCAGATCACGAATACCCGACTGTGCCTTCAAACGGTCCGGTTCATTGAGAGCAACCGCCAGTTTACTGTTGACCGCCTTGAGAGTGATCTCAGTGGTTTCAACAGCTGGGAGGATGGACTCGATCAGGAAGCGCAGGAAAGGCACCCACTCACCGCTGAAGCCCGGTGGAACGGCAACGTAGATACCGCGGGTCTTCTGGTAGTCTTTACCTACCAGAGTTTCCTTCAGTTCTTCGATGTCGATCTTCTGCTTGACGTAGTTGCCAAGCTTAAGGCCGTTGCAGTACGTGGTGAAGTTTTCGATGTAGCTCTTGAACGTGGTCGCAAGACCGGACAGGAAGGCCAGAGCTTTCGACTCGGTGGACAGCATGCTGCCTTCTTCGATCAAGCTTGGAAGGGTGCTAGCAGATTCCGACGTGTAGTCAGCCAGCGTCTTGTTAACTTTCGACATGAGCAGATGCTCCCTCAGAGTGCAAAATTAGGTAAACCCATAGCAGAGTCTATTTATTTACGCAACGTGTGTATGTTGTGTGAAATTATCAACGGAGCAAGACATGTCTTACGCATCTCTCTGGAAACCCGCGCCAGCGTTTTACCCAATGCCTAACACTGGCACCATCCTTGACATCTCGTCGGGTAACTGGGTAAAGGGTCACAAAGGACAAATGATCTTGAACGGCGGCTTTGCTCTGTTCTGGTCTATTGCTGCATTACCAAACATGGGTAAGTCTACCATCGCAGCCGGTTGCTGCGGTGCGGTACTGCGTGCTTTCCCTGACGCTGCACTTCATGTTCATGATACTGAAACCACCATGGTTGCAGAACGTGTTGAACGTCTTACCCGTTTGGGTATGGGCGCTCCATCGAAGTACAACCGCGTCCCTGAGAACCTTCTGTCCGAAGGCCGTATGTTCTTCACCAACTCGGTGGACTACGACGGTACGCAGTGGTTCGAGCTGGTGAAGAAGTTCGCTAAGCAACGCTTCAAAGAAGAGAAGCGTGTTGAGCTTGAAATCCTGAACCCGCACGACAACAAGCCGTACGAGTACTTCAACCCAGTGATCGAGTTCTGCGACTCCTTCTCCGGCCTTAAAGCTGAGAACGCCGTAGCGATGCTCGCTGAGAACGAAGTCGGCACCAAAGACTTGAACATGCTGGCGATGCGAGTCAACAGCGGTAAGAGTCAGATCGTTGACCAGATCAACGACCTCGCTGCTCGACATGCGATCTACTTCCTTGGCACCGCCCACGTCGGCGCCTCGTATCAGCTTGACCCGCGCTCTCCTACTATCAAGACCTTGAAGTGGCTGAAAGGCGACATCAAGCTCAAGCGCGTACCTGAGAACTTCTCGTTCCAGACTGGTAACTGCTACATCATCACGCACTTCTCACCAATGCTGAACGGCAGCGGTAAGGATGCGATGCCTGAGTACCCTTACGAGCCGGGTGACGAAGATAAGCAGACTGACCTGATCGAGATCAAGGTTACGAACCAGCGTGGCAAGTTCGGCATCTCAGGCGTTCCTATCCCTCTGGTTATTTCTCAGAAGGACGGCTTCCTGCCGTACATGTCCAACTTCGTCTTCTTGAAAGAAGAGGGCGGTAAGTTTGGTTTCGAAGGTAACGACCGCAACTACACGCTGTCGCTTTGCCCTGACATCAAACTGCAACGTACCAACGTTCGTCAGAAGTTCCGTGAGAACCCGCGCCTGCAACACGCGGCCTACATTCTCGGAACCCTGTACTGGATGTTCACGTACTGGACTGAGTTCGACGACGGTCTTCGCTGCACTCCGGCGCAGTTGTATGAAGAAATCAAGGCCATGGGGTACGATTGGGACGCACTGCTGGACTCTCGCTATTGGTTCATGCCAATCGAAGCCGGTAAGGACATTCCGTTCACTTCCGCTATGGACCTCCTTCGTATCCGGGCCGGTCGGTATCACCCTTACTGGTATCCAAAATCACGTAAAGAAATGGGACTCCCAGAGCCAGTTGACATTGCCGTAGTCGCTGAGTGTGTGGTTCCAAAGGAATCAACAGGAAAATAACATCATGGCCAATTCACTGGTTACGAAGGTCAGCGACCTGCTGTCTAATCAGAACGCGAAACTCGCGGCTAACTTTAACGCCACGTTCCATGTGAACGCGGTTACAGAAGAAGACGAACTCCGGGCTCTCAACAAGTACTTCCGTCAGGAGTTGAGTAAGATCCGGATCTCTACACTGGACGAGTGTGAGTGTCTGCGAAACGATATCGCGCCAGTGTATTGGCTGAAGTATTTCGAGACTCACGTCCTGCCGACTCTGGTGCGTTTCAATCTACCCGAGGCCTAATTCCACATGAACGCTAAACGTAAGAAAGTCACGGAAAAGATGTTGGAGCGAATCGCGTCCATCATTCCCGGCGACGATACGAACGTGAAGATATTCAGGGAAAAGCTCGAGGCAATGAATGATGACGAGTTTGAAACTTACTTGCGTAAGCTCAAGCCCGTCAAAACTCAGGAAGATATCGCTAACCGCGAGTGGATTCCATTCTACGTTCCAAACCTTTCCGGTAAGCGGGTGAGTATTGCCCGCAACTACCAGATTGCAAAAGGCATGGGGCGTAGCTTGGATCACCGTCTGGTAATGACTGACCCTTCGACAGGGTTGCAGTACGTCACACCTCACGCTTATCCGGTTCTCGATCTTCCAGTGCGTCGACAGGCTCAGACGGTCGCTAAGAAGCGATCGATCCCTGAACACAACCAACGTATCGACGACTTGACCGAACAGCCTACAAGCGAGTCCAAGGGCAGCCGTATCTCCTCTCCTGAGGGTGTGGCGCTTCTGTCTCGTGGTCTGGACAACACGATGCTTGAATTCGTGAAGATCCGTGGTGGTGACACCGCAGGTTATCGTGAATACAAACGTCTGTTGATCGAGACGGGTGAGGTCAGTTACGCACAGCTGGACGGGTTGGGTATCGCTAAATCTACCAAGACTGCTGCGATTATCTTTAATTGCATGCACATTGGTAACAACCTCGATCCAAGTACTAAGGTGCCTGCCGATGCCATGCCCGACTCGCTCTGATCTGTTAAAGCTCGTTTCTGAAATTGTGTTCAGGTATTGCAGCACGCCTGAACGCATCAGTTCGATGCTGACGCTGGCCACGGCTGCGAAGCTACAAATCAACTTCAGGACTTCCCTGTACTCTAAAGCCGGGTGCTTGAAGCTCTGGGACTTCATCGACGTTCAGACGAACGTCAGTGATCCTGAGTTCATGGAAATCCTGATGAACATGACTGGCGAGCTGATGTTCCTTGCTGAGGTGGATGACACTGCCTTCAACACTGAACTCGCCGGCCCTCTGGCCAGAACGCTATCGTGGGTGAAAGACGCAACCGGTACGCCGGAGTCCTTGCGTGAAATGTCCACCACGGCGGACACGTATCGTGAGATCATCATGTTCAACAAGTGGACGGCTTTCGTCTACCTGATGTCGATGACTGATCTGATGCGCGTGTTGACGGCGTTAAAGAACGAAGCTGCTAAAGGTTAACTCCGAGGTTCTCAATGAGACAAAGGGCGCTTATCGACATCGATATGATCCTGGACACTCGGTACGGCACACTCAAGCGCATCGACGAAAAACTCGCCGATGCGCTCGTGCTTACCAATCTGTATCGTGACCGTACGGATGATCATTTCGATCTAATTACAAACGGGGCTATCGACCGTGAGGAGTATAAAGCTCTTTATGCTGCTCGCGACAATGAAACCCTGTTCAACTCGAAGATGACAGACTTCGTCTTTCATTTCCGTAAAGACATCAGTGAGGCGTTAACGCGCATCGACCGTAAGGTTGACATTGAGTCCATTGAGGTGGATATCAACGTCTACCCCTACAATCTGGAAGCCAGTGAAGCCGATGTTATTCGTGCATCGATGGAGCATTACTTCCAGTGGCCTGCTGTCGTCAACATCGTCAGACTCTCTCCTGAGGATCTGAGTCCGACGTACGTCGATAACAGTTACGAGTTGATGGCCTTTTACAACCACGAGGATTGGCTTGGTCCAAACACTCAGGCTGTAATCGACAAACGCATTCCGTTGGTAACGTTAATCACGCCACGGATCTCGACGTCGGGTAATGTGCCACAGCCGGATCAACAAATCAGAGACCCATTCGCTACTCGGTCTGCGTATCTGGTTAAGTTCCTGGCGCTGCACTTCATCCCAACGTCGTGGACCTGCTACAACCCGTTTATTCGTCAGGAGTTACAAAATTCGAGATGTTGAGGATGTTCTCACCCTGAGCATCTTCGCCTTCGATGAACGAAACCGCTGGTAGTGCATTGACGTCCAGCGGTGAACGGGTACGTGGTTTGACTACGCGGGTGTCGACATCCTGATTCATCATCGCTTTCAGTTGACGGAAGGTATCGACAACCAGACGGCCATCTGTCGAATCGCTCTCGGCAATGTCGAGTTCACGAGTTGTCAGGGCTGCCTTGTCCATGTCACGAAGAACGCTGGTAAGATCCTTGATGTCTGCGGGGATCTTACGCTCCTCACCGAGCAGGTCGTCTACGATCTGATAGCGGAGACCTTGGGTGAACTTGAGGACGTCACTTGGATCTGTTGATGCGACGGTAGGTTTCTTCGCTTCAAGCAGCTCGCCTTCGAGGATTTCTTCGTCACTTACGTAATCTTCCATTTCAATCTCCTTTACCCTCTAAGGAGGGATTATGTTTCTCAAACGATTAAAGACATGGTTGTTAGGCGAGGAGGTGCTGCTACCCACAGAATGGCCTGAAGACGTGTGGGACCGCATGTTGATGATGGCGCACTACGCACAGGATTTTAAGCTGGGTCCTATCGGTGTACACCATCACGACATCACCGTTGAGGTCATGTCGACGTGTGTGGATGAGCTATTTGCTCAATTGGAAACATTGATCAGCTGCGTGGCCAGCGAAGAGGACGTTCCTGACGGCTGGAACGACCGTGACCGCACGAAGTGGATCGATACCTTACCAGATTACTATTACGGGGTGAAGGCCGGCTACAGGCAGCCACAGGCCGTCCTAGATATAGTGATCGAAAAGGTCATGGTCATACATAACCTACTTGAATCACATGAGATAGTAGTTATCCATCCGTACTACAGTTACATGCGGAGAGAGTTCTACTCTGTCGTTAGTGATGTTGTTGAAGTGTTGAACGCCAGTTACGCGCTGCACAAGCTGGCTAAGTAATAACCATCTGTCCTCATTGCCGATCCATCGCTCCCGCGTAAGTTCGGACACGCCCAAAGGATACATTGATGCCAAAGCCTCCGAAGAACTCTACGTTCAGGGAATTGCTACGAGATCCAAACAAGAAGTACGATGAGACTTCTCATGCGTTGGCCAAGCTACTCCGCGATATGCTTGCTAACAGTGGGATCGGTCCCGGTGAATGGGATAAGCTCATTGAGCGGTATTACAAGAAGATGTACACGAACCGTAAGGGTGAGATCGATCTGATCAAGGTTAACCAGGAGAAGTCTAACCTCACCCGCGCTCTTGCTAAGGATAAGGTGCCTTGGTATCGACTCGATACAGCGATCCAGATTCTTGGGTCGGCGAGCTACACAATCTCGATCGAGCGAGAAGATGCACGGGGTGTGAAGTTCACCAGTAAGCTGAAGATCAAGAACCGGTATGTAATCATGCCTGAGATGAACGAGGAAGAAGATGACGGCATTGACGTCTTGACTTCCGACAATCAGAAGGGTGACGACACCGATGAAGACTAAAGTTCCTGATCCAACGCTGGACGGCGAAGATCACATCAACGTCTGGACCAAAGGCAAGACTCGTTTGGGGCGGCTGCTGACTAACCCAGCTGACGTTCCAGTGAACCATCCTACGTACGGCCGATTCCGTACAATGGAAGGTCTACACTTCTATCTGAAGACCGGTATGATCCATGAAGACCTTCGCTCCATGAACGGCTTTGAGGCACGTCGTTTTGGAGGCACGTTGAAGACGGTCTGGCATCCTACATTCATGGATGAGATCAAAGTCGGTATTCGGTGTAAGATCGAACAACATCCTGAGCTGAAAGAATTGATGGAGGAATCCATCCTGCCTTTCGAGCATTACTACGTATACCCGACGAACGTGGTGGTGCCTAAGAGCTCGAAAGCTCTGTGCCTGTTGCTTGAAGAGATCAGGGCTGAGATGCGTTAAATAATGGGAGACTTCGGTCTCCCATTATCCCCACTTCTTTTTTTTGTCTATGGTGTGATAGTTACACTCAGGATGATAACCATGGCAGCTTCATTAGCAAACACGATTTTCCAAGGCAACTCCCGTGACGCGATGGTTGTTTCCGACGCGTACAAGATTTCAAAGAACGAGACTCGCAACAGCATGTACGATTCCGTTAAGGGGATCTACAGTGGTGCAGTTGATGGTCTGTTCGCTAACAAGAGTTCTATCACGACCCTCGCTGGATTGGTGAAACAAGCTAAGGGCGGTAGTGTCGATAAGATCGGCATGTTGAACACAGCCCTCGGTGCAATGGGTACGAGTCTTCCGGGTCTGCTCGGTACGTTGGGTGGTTCTCTCAAGAACGTCTTGGGCGACGCTGCTGGCTCGATGATTGGTCCTGGGGCTCAGAAGAGTATCGAGGTACTCTACAAGAACGCCGGTATGCTCATTGGCGCTGCTGACATCGATAGCACACACGACCTCTTGAAGTTCGTGAATGCGATGGCTGGCGATAGCGAGCTGACTCAGTTCATCAACATCGAAGCTGAAAGCGCAATCATCGGTGGTATTGCCAAGAACCTGATGGACTACGGTCTTGATGATCTTGTCGATGAAGCTATCGAGATGGGACGGTCAGAAGAAGTCAGGAAGAATGCTTTCGCTTACATGTCCGTGGCTGCTGTCAATGGTCCATTGGGTTCTGGCGTTGGCGGTTCCAACCTTGACATGATCAACAAAGTCATCGATAACATCGGGATCACCAAGTTCCTCGAATACAACCCTGATGCAGTGGCTGGCATTATCGCTGGCTACAACTTCGATCCGACCTACACGCCTGCTGACTATCCAGCGCAGCGCACCAAGTTGATCAACACATTGGTTCGCATCAATGCCAACTGGTATCAGAAACTTCGTGCTGGCGTTTACATTCCGAACCTCGGTCCTTTCCTGAAGCAAAGCGCTTCCTCGAAAACCCTGTTCTGTATGGAACCTCCACTGCGTACGATCTCGATGGCGGCGACTGGCAAGGCTACCGCTAACGTCGGTACGGTTGTGAAGACACTCTACCCGAATGCGTACATGCCGGGCATCAAGTGACATAAGGCCGGGGGATTACCCCGGCCTCTATGCTGTTTACGAACGATCCGTCGGGTTGGACAGCGCTTTAATGAGATCTCCAGTCAGGCCGGACATGAGTCCAGACGCCATGCGGTACGGAGAACGCCATTGAGCAGCTTCAGCTCGACTGCGCGCCATGTTGAGTTGCCACTTACGAGTACCGTTGATCTGTACGTCCAAAGGAATGGACGCAATCGTCGCAAGGTAGTCGGTCCATTTGTTGTCTTCACCGTAGGTTGCTTTGGTGAGGGCAGCAGCAGCAGCTTCACCAGCCGACCCGCCCAACGCATCAGCTACCGCAGTGATAGCGCCGGTGAAAGTACTTACGTTCGGGTTGATAGGAACAGACAATACGTTGGACAGGTCATCGATAGTAACGTTAACGTCAATACCCAGAACCTTACCGCCCTTGGCGTAACCAACGTCACCCACACCACGTTCGATACTGATCGAAGAGATCAGACCTTCACGGATGATCGTACGACCTTGGTTGTAGACTTCCAGCAAGAACGGACCGTCATAGGAAGCACGACCTGTTGCACGAGGAAGACCCAACGCCATGATAGCGCCCAGTGGAATGAACAGGTTCTGCAAACGAACCCAGTCATCCGCCGCCCACGATCTCAAGTGGATGGTAAACGTGGTACGACCGATATCAGCCGAAGACGTTTCATACACCTTTTGAATGTCAGCGAAGGCGTTACCTGCCAGAGCGATGAACCCTTCAACCTGAGCCGCGTTCAAGATCCCCTTGGCGATATCTCCGACGATATCCATTACTGCCCCGATAGGCGCAGCGATGTTACCGTCAGCGATGTTGAATCGCGCCATACGAGCCTTGGAAGACATCGCATTGATTTCGGTCTTGATCGAAGGTTCAGTGATGCCGTTGTTGAAGCTATCAGAGTTAGTCCCTGTGTTGTTCACGCGGAACGTCACAAAGTCAGCACCCATCCGTGCCTCAGCTTTCGCCTGCGTCGCCATTTTACTGACGTAGCCTTGCTCACTGGAGTCTTCGTCTGACTTCGGTGGTTTGCTTGCGTCGTACTCACCACCAAACGCCATGTACGCTGCTTCGTACTCAGCCAGAGAGAACCCTGGGTCAGTAAGCTGGATCGTACCTGTCTCGATGGCATTACCCATCATGCGCTGGAACTGCTCAGCCCGTTGTGCAGGGTCGGCAGTAAGTCCAGACATGGCGTTATCCATCATCGCACGATACTGGTTAGCCAGACGCTGTGCTTTGGTGGAGAATGCAAACACATCGATACCACCAGCCGACATTACAATATCAGGCATGATGCGGTGCATCGAATCAGAGTCAGCCTTATCCGGAACAGCCAGTGGATCGAAGAACCGCTTCTGTTCGTCGTTCACAAAGTGAGGCGACAAACCGAGGTTAACAAACATGCCGTTCACGAAACTACTTACTGCCCACCAGTACGGGTACATGGTTGGTTTCAGATAATAATACTTCGAGCGTGGCATACCGGCAAAGAAGTCAATCATCTGGCCAGCGAGAATGAACGGCTGGAAAGGGATCGTGCCGATGAAACCTGCAACCTCGCCCGCTTTAAACCACACCGAAGGCGCTCGACCCGTACGGGCCATCGAACCTGCGTACACGTTGTAGAAGTTACCGAAGAAGTTCTGCATCGAGTTGAACTTCGGAACGCCAGCACGAATGTGGATCTGCTGCGAGTTGTCGTCAAGTACCTCACTCCACCAACGACCTACGCCGTAAGATTTGGAGTAAAGGGATTTGTGCTTCAGGTCGCAGTTACCTGTAAACTGAGGCAGAGGGTTTACTTGGAAATGTCCTCCCATCGAGGTGTCGATGAACTTGCGTGAAGAGGTGGTGTAATAACGTCTGGTGTTGTTCGTGGCGTCAGACAACGCACTGGCGGGTGCCAAGAATGCGTTACCCGCCCACGATCTATCGAGGATATATTTCCGTGCCATAGATACATCCTGTTGGGAAAGAAGCCGGGTGAGTTTCCCCACCCGGTATTGTTACGTCACAGCGTTAGCACGCGTATTGTCCAAAGGAGTACGGCGTGCCGGTTCTGCTTTCGGTGGAGTAGGTGCAGATGCTTGAGGAGTCGCACCACCAAGGTTATCCAATTTAGCCAAGATACCGTGAAGCGTGGTGTTAGAGTCCTGGTTAACTTCAAGCAGTTTCTGCATCACGCCGCTGAGGTCAACATTCGCCGATTCCTGCGCCTTCATTGCAGACTGTTGCGACGAGGAAGCTGCCGCTGCCGAAGCAGTCGGTTGAGGGATCATTGGGGAAGGAGTCGATACAGCAGGAGCGCCTGTACCTGCACCATTACCACCTTTGATCTCAGCGATAGCTGCTGCTGACGTGCTGCCAGTCGGGATAGCGCTAGGAGCCGAGCCACTACCTGCTGCCGAGGAAGATGCTGCTGCTGCTGCGTTAGCGCTCGCGGTAAGACCACCCGCAGCCTCAACAGCACCACCTACCGAAGTAGGACCTTCCGCTTCAGCTGGACCTGATTCAGCCGGAGCCGAACCACCGCCGGCCGCTGGAGCACCACCGGCGGCAGCCGCAGCTGTAGCGCCGATATCAGTTGCCCCAACATCCTTCTGGATACCGGACTGTGTGGTAGTAGATGTTTGACCGGCTTTCTTACGACCGATGTCCACACGACGATCCAGTTCAGCAATCGTCTCACCAACAGTACGCATGCGGCCAGACTTATCCTTGAACACCGATGCGTTGTTCTTGATGGCTGCTTCGCTGGCGTGCGCTGAGGCAGGTGCTTCACGAGGGGCAGACAGGAAGCGACGAGCGCCACCCAGACCCAAGAAGTGAGCTGCGTACAGATCCACGTCAGTTACTTTACCACCAAGGGTCTTGCTGAGACCGTTGTAGTTCTCTTTCAGGTAACACATACCCAAGATGGCGTTAGCCCGAGGATCTGTGATCGGCGTATTGGGAGCGATCCCGTAAGTCGCGCCGTACTTGGTAATCATGTCGCTCCAAGTACCTTTAACGAACTGGTACAACCCGTGCGCAATACCGCTAGACGCGTTTGGATCGAACCCGGACTCAACACCAGCCACAGCCGCAGCGATCTTAGGATCGAAACCAACCATCTCAGCCGCAGCTGTAATGATCGGACCCATAGCGCCCCAACCTTTACCGGTAGCATTCGGGAGCTTGTTGATATCCCCACCAGTACCACCGCCCGGATGGACTACCTCAGCACCGTACTTGCCAGACATCAGCAATGCGCCAGTACCTTGACCACCTGGAGCTTGACCAGCTACACCGCCAGAGACCTGCTGTCCACTGAACACCTTACCCATGTTCGACAGAGTAGGACCAGTTACACCGACATTTCCGCGATTACCGTTCGTAGTGGTGTTACCCATAGCGACGTTAGTTAGCTTAGTGCCGTAGTCCTGACCTGCTGTACGCTTCTGGGTTTCCATCCCGTCTACGTTGAGGACCTTACTCTTATCGCCAGTGTCGATACCGTCAAGATACAACGTCACCGAACCGGGAAGAGTTTCCAACTCATAACCAACCCAAGGGCTGTTGGTGATGGACCACACACTCACCTTAGACATCATGGTGTCTGTGCTGGTCTGGATGGTCTCTTGCAGCACTTCCTTCATCAACACGCCCGTAAGGTTACGGGATGCATCTTTCGCAGCGCCATTGAAGCGACGACGAGACGAGATGCAGTATTGCAGGAAGGTTGGAATGAAACGGTAGTTCAGCCAGCGAGTTGCATCTTCGTGGGCTTGACCATCAGCAGGCTTGAAGATAACCATGACCTTTTGAGCCAGTTCATCTTGGTTACCGCCGATCATCGCTTTGTCAGTGCCTGAGTACTGCACTGCTTCCCAGTAGATGTCTTCCACTGCTTGGA